TGTAAAACTGGTTGCGGAGCTCGACAAGGCTAATCACCTCTTGAGCATCAGCATGTGACGTGGGTAACACACGACGAACTCGGACTGGAGTTACATCCGTACCGTCGTAGTAATCCCCACCGCAAGACTCTCGGAATTTGCCATTCCAAAAAGACTTGCCGGAGTTTACCTTGAAGCCGAAAGACTCCAAGGCACCGATCACATGACGCACGTATTCTACGGGGACAATTATGTCATCCCCATAGACGCGCACCTTCCCGATAAGATCGATTAGATCCTGTCGGGTGAGGGGTCGGCTGAGCGCAAGCTCCACGCCGACAAAGACGGTGGTTAGAAAAACCATCGCCTCCATCGGAAAGCAGAGTGCTGAACCCATCGACGCGTACTTCTCCAGCTCAAGAACCCTTGTGGGGCTTGACTTGGTGGATGGTACGACGGCCTTGGAAGATCTCACTGCTAGGACTGCCTCTTTCAAACGAGGCCACCTTGACAGAAGGTCTTCTACATGCCGCACGGAAACTCTATCACTGGCTTCGCTCAAATCGAGCGTTGCAAGATGACCGTACTCGCTTCCCAACCTAGCCAGGACCCTGTTTGGCTCCTGGTCGCTAAAAGCGACGAAATTGCTAGGATGGTGATGACGGTACTCCCGGTTGACGGTTTTTACGTCGACAACGGGGGCGAGTCCATGTTTGTCAGCAAGGGTCTTGTAAGACCTAAACAAGCTGACTGGACTGTTCCGTTCGAGTACCTCGACAAATGGATCGAGCAAGGCCTGCTGCATGTATTGCATACAGGTTGGCTCGATCGCAATGATACGAGGAGTTTTCAGCGTCTTGGGGACGGTGATGACCTTTACGGGTCTTTCCGCCTCCGGTTCAAGGAAATCTACATGGTCCATGCGGTCGTCGTTAGACGACCTTATGGGGTAAGGTAGGGCGAATTCCTCGAAAGGAAATAAGCCCTCCCACCGAACAGGCCACTCCGACTGATCGTACTTAGCGTTTCCGCGAAGTCTGTCAGCAGTCGCGCCTGGTCCATGTCTGGGACGCAACAGCTCGTCGCCCCTGGTGTCTGCATCAAGCAGGCGCTCAAGGGTTGCGAAACTGTCACGAAACAGAAGAGCAGCCACCCTAGAGAAGACCAAACGGTCTTCCCTAGAGTTACACTCGGCTGCTTCTTGGATTTCTTGCTCACACTGCACGTACCTTTCAATGGCGTCATCTACCCTAGCTTGAGAGCAAGGGAGATGAATCTTTCCGAACATCAACGTCAGTTGACGAACGGCGAAGATGCAATCCACATTAGGATCGTGCAGCAGCTGCCCATCACAAGAGTCGAAAACTTGACTCAGGAAACCTCCCAAGAACTTCGGGAGGGGCCCTTGTCTCTCGCGTTCAAAACCGCGGAAGACACTGGAGTCAACCTTGCTCAGTTCCAGACTTCTTTCGAAATCTTTC